GCGTGTTACGTAATCCCATGTGCAAGGGCTTTGGCCATCTTCCAAAAGATACCCATGCATATCCATCATGTTCATAATTTAATTCTGGGATAAATTCTTCTTGAATTATTACAAGATACGTATGAAAGCTAAACTTTTCATCAGTGCTTATAAATGTTTCTAAAGGAATTGTTTTTGTTATATTAGGAATGCCACCAATTTCTTCTTGTATTTCTCTTTCAAGTGCAGGCCACGGCAATTCATCCTTGCCATTAGTTCCACCAACAAGTCCCCATACGTGCTTCTGTTTACTTTGGGTGCGATGTAAGAGTAAGAATCTTTTTGTTTTAAGGGAATAAAACAATGCACCACTACAAATTATTTCTTGAGTCATGCAAGTACTTATTTTAGAGTGACAGGCGCCAGGTCCCTTTTCGGTATTCGCCTTCGAACGATAATATCCATTCTGTGCCAGTCCATCTATACTGAACACCTGTGTTAAGATTTGTTAGATATTTTGTGGTTGTACCAACGTCTGCACTAGCATCAAACACTACATGCCATTGTGCGCCGTCCCATTCTATAACGTCATTTTCATTAGCAACGAAATCTGAATTGTCTGTATTTTTCCAGGCATCTGGACCATCATATGGGTCCTTAGAACTACCATCACTTGGATCCTGACCAAAGTCCATTAGTCCACCAACGTTACTACTAGTGTTAATTGACCCTAATAATAACAGTCTTAACCCTGCGGCTTTTGCAGTAGTTGGATTGTATTTGGCAGGATTAATAATAAAGTCTACTGATCCTGTATTATTTCTGCCACTGGGTGAATTTAACGATGAGTTGGTTGGTATAGTGTCGTCATCCCACGCAATAATAAGTTGTGTTTCGTCCAATGGGTTAATTGTTATAGCACCATTAACACTAATACTAGTATTTTCGCCGGTTAATAACTTACGTTGTAATTGTAGCTGTGATAATCCAGCTTTGTATTCGCCGGGTTGTACATCAATAATTTTACTCCACTGTACAGAGCCTGCAATACCCTTATCTATAATTTGTGCTATATTATTTAACACAACAATTTCGTAATCTTTAAATGTAGTCATACCCACTTGTACGTTATTACCCTGTCGTTCTGCTCTAGTAGTTTGTTTATTCATTGCCGGACGCTCTTGTTCAGTATCGCTGTATGCAAGTAATTCAGGAGTACTTAATCCTAAGTCGATTGTTCCGTTTGACTCGTCAAATATACTCATTATAACATTTGTAATAACGCCTAGCTTTTTAACTTTAGCAGGAAGGTTAATGTATATTGGTGTAGTAAATCCAAGTTGTGCAATATCAATTTCAGACTCTGTCCCAATTGGAATAGATCTATTACTAAAACTTAAACTAGACAATTCAACACTGGTTAAACTACTCCAGTCAACATAATTATCTGTTGTTTGTATTTCCAAACTAGGATTAAACAACATTAATATTTGTTCCATAATTTGTAATTTTTGATCAGTATTAGTTGACCAAACATCAACATTAATTTGTAGGTTATACGGACTAGGCATTATACGTTCTACAGTGTAATTTTTGCCTTGTGTGTTTAAGTATTCTGCTCCGTCAGTATCGTATGCACGTTCACGTATATTAACTTTACTAACAAACGAACTGTCACTTGTGCGTGTTCTGTCTTGTTCTAATCCAGTAATATACACGCCCATACGCGGAGCACTTGGTATTTTGTTCTCACTATTATCTCTAATGATATGCCCAACTTGTCGAGTAATGTCACCGTAGGTTACTGGAACACGAACTATTTTCCCGTCACCGTCTTTGTAAGAAAAGTTACTAAACAGTCTCACTAACTGTGTAACATAGCGCCTAATCTGACCATCATAAAAATGTTGCATTAGTTATCTGCCTTTGGTCTAAGTGCGGATCCAAGTCCTTGTCTTTCGACAACTGTTTCGCCGCCAATAGTTGAAGTTTTTGTATTATTAATAAATCCTGTACGCTGTGTATCTTTAGCAGTAGTGTTAGTCAATGTCATACGTACATTATCTTCCATCTTAACCCAACGTTGTCCGTCATATCTAAATAGTCTGTTCGGCATCATATCTACTCTTAAGAAGTAATCACCTTTAACTTGACTAAGTGGAAAGCTAAGACCACTGCCAAACGCTTCACCGTTTGGAGCAATGCCATCACCAATTAAGTAACCTGTATAACCTTCTCTTTCAGGAGTTTGATTGACTCGATCTGCTAATTCGTTTTCTGTACTAGCATCAAGTGTAGTAATGTCGGTTGTAACTAGTTCTGGAACACCTTCGTCATCAACCTGTAATGTGTACAAATGACTAGTATCAAATCCTGCCTTAGGAGCATCTGCTTCTGCTTGCTCAAGAATAGCATCATTAATTTGCATTTCTTTGTCGTATGTACTAAGCACATCACGTAACGTTTGTGTACTTCCCTCTTCAGCAGGTAAATCAAGTATCTCTTTGAACTCTTGACTGTCAACAATCTGCTTCATTTTAACTCTGTACAAGTGTGGATACCAAGTATGCGAAAATCCTTCGCTTGCTCTATTCACATCTTCTACTACGTAGTACCGTTTAAGTGCTACGCTAAAATCATTTGCCGCATATTCGTCTTTTAAGTGAGGCAACTCGATGACATCACCAGACATGATCTTACGCCCTAGTGTCTTAACACTATAATTAATTGGGATTGTCATGAATATAATATCATTTTGTAAGAATAATCCAAACTGACTCATGTCAAAGTCTACATCTGATACGCTATAAATTCCACGCATCGTGTAAATGTCTGGGTCGTATTTTCTATCCCTGTTTTCAAGGAACAACATATCTTGTATATTGGTTTCTTTTACAGCATCATAACGAGGCTGGTCAGCAGTTGCGTCTGCTTCACTAGGATTTTTAGGGCCAAGATACTTATGAACAAAAACATCTGTACCACCGATTGTAAACATCTCGGTAATACTTTTGTCTAAGAATGAGTAGTCTTTCCCTCTCTCGGGTTTATATAAGCTAAGTTTTGGCATTGTAATAGTATTTATCGTTGTGCATAAATACTATATCGGAGAACATGACATGTCTGAAAATTTAGATACAAAAAAACAAGAAGTTTACAAATACGTTGAAGCAATGCTTGGTGGCGGAATGGTTGATGTTGAACTAGACCCGATTCATTATGAAACTGCACTTAACACTGCACTAACAAGGTTTAGGCAACGTAGTGATAACTCAGTTGAAGAATCATATATTTTTATGCCTACAGTAATGGACCAAAACGCATATATACTTCCTAATGAAGTACAAGAAGTGCGTCAAATTTTCCGTAGAAGTATTGGATCACGCTCCGGTGGCGGCGATGGCGGAACATTATTTGAACCGTTCAACATGGCTTACACAAACACGTATCTACTTGCTAGTTCAAACATGGGCGGCCTAGCAACATACAATGCATTTGCTGGATATCAAGAATTAGTAGGACGTATGTTTGGTAGTTTCATTGAGTTTGCTTGGAATAGATCACAAAAGAAATTAACTATCTTACAAAGACCAAGAGCTGAAGAAGAATTACTTCTTTACTGCTACAATCACAGACCAGATTTTGAGCTGTTAGACGATTACATGGCAGTGCAATGGATTAAAGATTATACACTTGCTAAATGTAAGTATATGTTAGGCGAAGCAAGGTCTAAATTTGCTACTATTGCAGGACCACAAGGCGGTTCGAGTCTTAACGGTGATGCGCTTAAAGCAGAAGCGCAGATGGAATTAGACAAATTAGAAACTGAAGTATCAATGCAAATATCCGGTGGTCAAGGCTACGGATTTATGATAGGCTAATTGATCCAACGTTAGCGCCAACATTTTGTTATTTTGTAAATACATTGTAACAAGGAGAAGCTCATGTGTTCACCGTACGTTCGTAAACAAGCTAACCGACTTAACTGGATAATCAAAGGCACACTAATTGACATTAGCTGGTCCGATGATGACGTTGAAAAAACTTACAACTCATACTTTAAACGTGCTTGGGGAAATAATGAAAGTTATATCCACGAAGAAGGGTTTGAAGAAGCATACGCAGAACGTCAAGAACAACTCCTAATAGAAGAAATAAAACATGTTGCTGTAAAAGGCGGACATTTCGATTAATTAACGGTTGACAACACCTAAATTTTATAGTATACTTAATAATACTTAGGAGTGTATTATATGATTATTGGTGTTTGTGGGTTAATTGGTTGCGGTAAAGGTACAGTAGCAGACGTTCTAGTTGACGAACACGGCTTTAAAAAGATTTCATTTGCAGATAAACTTAAAGACGCAGTTAGCGTAATGTTCGATTGGCCGCGAGAAATGTTAGAAGGCGATACTGCTGATAGTCGTTATTGGCGAGAACAAGAAGATACTTTTTGGACTCAAGAAACTGGCCGCAAAATTACTCCTAGATTAGTACTTCAAGAGTTTGGTACCGATTGTATGCGCAATGGCTTTTACGATGGAATATGGGTTAGCTTTGTAAAGAAGACAGTTATTGATAACCCAGATACAAACTTTGTTATTCCTGATGTTAGATTTGAGAATGAAGCACACGTAATTAAAGGACTAGACGGCAAAGTTTGGTGTGTAAAACGTGGCCCAGATCCTGTATGGTTTAGACAATATCAAGACTTGGGTATTGAACCAACAGACGCCCATCCTAGTGAATGGCGCTGGGCAAATATACCGTTTGATTTTAATATTTACAACGAAGGCACTATTGACGATCTTAAAAGTCAGGTACAAGGTCGCCTTGCTTCCACTTTACGCCTAGCTTCTGCATAACACGCTGGCAATTAGCACAAACAGTTTTTAAATTACTTGGCAGTGTATTGTTTAGATTCCCATCTATATGATACACATTAAATTGCTCAACATACGGACTATTAAAACTACACCGTTCACATGTATCTTTTTGTCGATACCCTGCTTGATGCCATTTAGGTATTCCCCACTTCTTCTCTCCATGGTGCAAGCATGTTTCACATTGCTTGCGATAGAATGTTCTATTGTCTTTTTTGTAGTTTATTGCCGCTGGGCGGTATCCGCATTCGCATAAAGGTCTCATATTGTATTTACCTACTCTTTATGCCCCCTTTTATTAGGTGTTATGACGTATGGTTTTAGACAAATCATATAAATACTTTTAACAGTTGTTATAACAGGAGAACTTAAATGGCATTAATATCACCAGGTGTACAAGTAAGCGTAATCGACGAAAGTTTTTACACACCAGCAGAACCAGGTACAACCCCAATGCTGTTCGTTGCCTCTCAGCAAGATAAGGCAAACGCGGCAGGAACAGGGACAGCACGAGGTACAACAAAAGCGAACGCAGGAGTTCCTTTTTTAATTACTTCACAGAGAGATTTAGCAGACACATTTGGAGACCCATACTTCCAAACAGATGCAAGCAATAACCCAGTAAATGGCGGTGAGCTTAACGAATACGGACTACAAGCGGCATACTCATATTTGGGTGTAAGCAACAGAGCGTTTGTTGTAAGGGCAGACATTGATTTAAGTCAACTTATGCCAAGTGCAAGTGCTCCAGCGGCAAACCCAGCAAACGGAACATATTGGTTTGACACAGCTCAAACAAAATACGGAATTTTTGAATGGAACAGCAATGCTGTTACTGTCACTGGTGGACAGTCATTCACAAACAAGACTCCAATTGTTATTACGTCAAAAACAAACTTAGTAGGCGATGTTAACACAGGTGCTCCTAAGGGCGCAGTAGGCGCAGTAGGCAATTATGCAGTAGTAACTACAACTACTACTAATAAAGTATACTACAAAAATAGTGCAGGCACATGGGTCAAAGTAGGTACAGCGGCATGGGTCAATAGTTGGCCAACAGTTAGTGCTACTGCAAGTAATCCAGTACTAACAACTGGACAAACTGTTGTTATTAACGGAACTACTGTTACTATTAGTGGCGTAAACGTTGCGGCAATGGAAACAGCAATTGATGCCGCAGGCATTACAGGCGTAACATCAGCAGTTGTTGACGGGAAATTGTATGTTTACAGTGATGGTTCATCAACTACAGATGGTTCAACTGATGACGATGGTGCGATTGCTATTACAGCAGGCGCTTCAGGCACACTATTAGCTGACTTAGGAATTACAGCAGGTACATACTATGCTCCAGCATTAGAAATTGCTCCGCATACAAATGTTCCAGGATTTAAAGTAGCTGATACAAAGTCAAGACCTTCAGGAAGTGTTTGGTTTAAAACAACTGATGCTAACTTAGGTGTACAAATGAAAGTTAAAGCGTTTAACGCAACAACTAAATTGTGGGAACTTAAACCAGCACCAGTTTACAAGACACACCAAGAAGCAGTATTTAATTTAGATAAAGCAAAAGGCGGATTAAATCTTGCACTAGGACAGCTTTATGTACAAGCACATACTACTGAAGCAGAAAATGAAGAACTTGATTTTACAATTTTTGCAAGAAATAGTTCAAGTGCAATGCAAATTACTTCGAGCGCAGTTGCAACACAACTAAACAGTCAGTCATATGGCTTTACCATGGCAGAAAGTACTACTGGCGTAGCAACTATGTCAGGTGGCAAAGCATTAAGTGTTACAGCAACAGGCGCGGCAAGCGATGCAGACTTGTTTGCAAACTCAATTAACGCGGCAGGATTTGTAAACATTGTTGCAAGTGTAGACGCAAGTAACAGACTTGTTGTTTCACATAACGACGGTGGTGAAATTCATATTAAAGACACAAACGGTGCTTTAGGATTAATTGGATTTGCGGCATATAACTATGCAACAAAGGCAGGAACTGCAAACTTATATGCGGCTCCAACAGGCGATGGTGTATATGACTTCCATGCTTCAAATTGGAAAATCTTAACACAAACAGCAGGCACAAATGCTCCAACAGCACTAACAGCAGACGGCGCACTATGGTACAATTCAATTGTTGATGAGTGTGATATTATGGTACACAACGGTACTACGTGGAAAGGCTATCAAGGTGTTTATTCATCAGCCGATGCGCTAGGACCAATTGTTTCAGCAACTGAGCCTACTACACAGCAAGATGGATCATCTGCACTAGTAACTGGTGACATTTGGGTTAGTACAGCAGATTTAGAAAACTATCCACAAGTTAACAAGTATAACGCAGATCTTCAAAAGTGGATTGCACTTGATGAAGGTGATCAAACTACTGAAGATGGTATTTTGTTTGCAGATGCACGTTACGGTACAAGTGGCGGAACAGCAACAGTAGCACCAACAGGTACTATTGCAGAGCTATTAGTTAGTGACTTCTTAGACACTGATGCGCCGGATCCAGCACTATATCCAAAAGGTATGTTGTTGTTTAATTTACGCAGAAGCGGATTTAACGTTAAGAAATTTACACGTAACTACGTAGACGTAACTGCTAAAAACGTTCGTCAAGGTGATGTACTTCAAACTGCTTATTATCCACATCGTTGGGTTACTGAATCAGCTAACCAAACAGACGGAGCAGGTAGCTTTGGACGTAAAGCACAGCGTAAAGTAGTTATACAAGCTCTACAAGCAATGGTTAATAGTAACCAAGAAATTAGAGATGACGAATCAAGACTATTTAACGTAATGGCAACACCAGGATATCCAGAACTAATTGGTGAAATGGTTGCGCTTAATAACGATAGAGGCTTAACAGCATTTGTTGTTGGTGATAGTCCAATGAGACTTAAGAGTGATGCAACTACACTAAACAACTGGGGCTCAAACGTAGCACTAGCTGTTGAAGATAACGACAATGGATTAACAACAAGAGACGAGTACTTGGGTGTATTTTATCCGAGCTTGTTTACAAGTGATAATGCAGGTAACAACGTTGTTGTTCCACCAAGTCATGGTATCCTAAGAACATTAGCACTAAGCGATCAAGTTAGCTTTCCATGGTTTGCTCCAGCAGGAACAAGACGTGGCGGAATTACTAACGCAAGTGCCGCAGGATACATTACTGCAGAAGGCGAATTTAAGTCAATATCACTTAATGAAGGACAGCGTGATACGCTTTACTCACAAAGTATTAACCCAATTACGTTCTTAACAGGCGCAGGTCTTGTTAACTTTGGTCAAAAGACTCGTGCAAAAAATGCAAGTTCTTTGGATCGTATTAACGTAGCACGTTTGGTTATCTACTTGCGTAGTCAACTTAACAAACTTGCTAAGCCTTACATCTTTGAGCCGAACGATAAGATTACACGTGACGAGATCAAAGCACAAGCAGATAGTTTAATGTTGGAATTAGTAGGTCAAAGAGCGTTATATGACTTCTTAGTAGTATGTGACGAAAGTAACAATACTCCTAGTAGAA